GCCGGCTTCGTGGTGGCCGCTGTCGCCGTCGACCACCGCGACGGACACCGCTGCGCGGACTGGCGCCGCCGCTTTTGGGACGAGACGACGTGGCAACCGCTTTGCCTGGATTGCCACAACCGCAAGTCGGCGGCCGAGCTGGCGGACTGGAACAGGGCCGCCGGCACAGCCGCAGCACAACCGCAGGACACTTGGCTGCCCGGTTCCACAACCCAGGGGGGTAAGGGGGTGTGCATCCGCGCGAAGTCGATGCCCGCGGACCGCGTCACCTCTTCGCGAGAGTGCGCCGACTGACATTTAGGAGTCGAACCCGATGACGAAGCCGAAAACCACGCTGAACCCGCCGCGCAAACCGAAGCCGAGGGCAGGCCGCGCCGCTCCGTCGCGGAAGCTGGCGGACGTTGCGCCGGTCGCTGCGCTCGCGCCCGATCCGCTCCCGCCGCCGCCGTATCTGGATGAGGCGGATGCCGTGATCTGGCGGCTGACCGTGGCCCAGCTCGCCGTGCAGGGCGAAGTCGTTGCCGCCGATGGGCCGACAGTCGAAACCTACGTGGCGGCAATTTCCCGGCAGCGCCGCATCGCCGCGGAGATAAAATCGCAGCCCGTCGTGACGGACGGCAAAATAAGCCCGTTGCTGCGAGTCGCCGAGGCTACAGCGGCGACTGTGAAGAACCTTGGGCACGTGCTGGGCTTGAACCCCACGGCGCGCCTGCGGCTTCCTAAGCGCCCGCAAACGGGGGGTGGAAAATGGGCCGACCTGGATTGAAACCCTTCCGCCCTCCGCCGCCGCTGTTCCCGATCACCGGCCCGGTGCGCGGGCCGCTCGACATGATCCCCAAGGTTGCCGACCCGACCGGCCGAGGCGCCCGCGCTTGGTCCATACTAGCACGATTGCAGATCACCGAGGGCGAGCTGGCCGGTCGCCTGATCGGCGAAAACGCTCCGCCCTGGCAGCAACGGCTGGTCCGGTTGATCTTCGGCCATGTCGACGCGCAAGGGCTGCGGCTGTTGCGGGAGGTGTTCGTCAACATGGCAAAAAAGAACGGCAAAACAACGTTCGCGGCGGCTCTGGCATTGACCAAGTTGCTTTTGAATGAAGAACAGCGCGAACAGGTTGTATGCCTCGCCGCGACTCGGCTACAGGCCCGCATCGCCTTCGACAGCATGGCAGCGATGATCCGCGCCGACCAGGGGCTGGGCGACCGTTTCGAGATTGTCGAGCACCGGAGCGTCATCAAATACTCGCCTACCTATTCCACCGCAACCGCCGTATCGGCCGAACTGGCGAGCCTGGTGGGCTTCAACCCGAGCCTGGCGCTGGTGGACGAGCTGCACCTGTTGGGCGCCACACCGAAAGGCGCCAAGCTGGTAAACCAGTGCCGCACTGGCAACGTAGGCCGTCGCGAGCCGTTGGTCGTTTCCATTTCCACGGCGCCGATCGAGCGGAGCGAAGGAATCTTCGAGACGACGCGCGGCAAGGCGCGCAGGGTGATTGCGGGCGAAGAAATTGACCCGCATTTTTTCGGGTGGATTTGCGAACCGCCGCCCGGCTTGGACCCGGCGGCGCCCGAAAACTGGCATTGGAGCAATCCGAGCCTTGGCTACACACTGACGCGCGAACGGCTGGAGGCAAATTTGGCCGGGGTGCAATCCGATCCCGCCGCTTTGCGTGATTTTCGTTCGCAGAACTTGAACATTTCGCCCGAAGAAACCGCGGGCGAGGAAAAGTGGCTGTCCCTGGCCGAGTGGGACGGCGCGGCTGACACGTCGTTGACGCTGGAGGCGCTGATTGCCGAGGCGGCGCATATCTGGATCGGCGCCGACGCCGGCGGCCTGGACGATCTAAGCGCGATTGCGGCGCTGGGCAAGTGCGCCGATGGCCGCTTTCTTGTGTGGTCGCATCAGTGGGTTTCGAGACGCGGCTACGAAAAGCGCAAGAGCGTTTCGCCCTATGACTTATTCATAACGGCCGGTGAACTCGATGTATTCGACGGCGGCGCTGGCGATGTTGCCGGCTTCGCTGAGGTGGTGGACCTGGTTGCGGCATCCGGCAAGCTGGCGCTGATCGGAGTCGATAGCTATGGCGCAACCGAGCTGGGCCAGGCGTTCGCTGATTGCGGCACCGAGACGCAAGCGGTTCCGCAAGGTTGGCGATTGACGCCCGCGATATCGTGGATCGAGCGGCGCCTAGCTGATGGCAACTTCCGGCATTCCGGGGCGACGATCCTGCGCTGGAACGTGTCCAACGTGACGGTGACGCGGCAGGGCAACGCCGTGTCGATTAGCAAAGCAACCGCAGTCGGCGCCGGCAAAATCGACGGCGTTGCGGCGCTGCTCAATGCTGTTGCGTGCTCAATCAGCCAGGCCGGCCAGGATGCGATCGGAATTTATTCGGACGGCAGGGGGCTCTTTTCAGTATGAGCAATGAAACCCCCAAGCCGTCCGGCGAAATCGCGGTCCCGTGGTTTTCGGCCGAGACCTGGCCGGAGCTGCTGGCAGTTGCCGCGGACCGCGCGACGCTACCCGACACGTTCGCCGAGTTTGAAGCGATCGCCGGCAGCAAATTCGACCGGCTTTGCGCGCAAGGGGCGCCACTGCAAAGGGTGCTCATTTCCGTAACCGAATTGGCGGAATGGTGCCACGCGCAGCACCAGCCCGTTGACGGCATGGCGCGCGCCGCCTTCGCGGCCTTCGTGCTGATGCGCCGGGGGCGAGCGAACTGATATGGCCGATCCGATCGCCGCATTGCGTGCCGCCCGCGACGTGCTGCTGATGCACGGCACCGCGGATGTGGTGCCGGTGGCGCGGGCGATCGATGAATGGCTGGCGGCAGGTGGTGACTTCGCCGTTGCGCTGGGGATGGCGAGCAATTGGCATTCAACGCTGCGCATGCGCGAGCGCGACCGGGCACTGCGGGAGCTGGCGGCGCGGCATTTCTCCGACCTGACCGGCCGGGCCTTGGCGCGCGCCCTGGCTGCCGCAGGGCGGCAATACGAGGCACGGTGCTGGTCGAGGGACGGCGCCGCGCTCCGCCGCCCTGACGGCCGTGACGGGCTGCTACACGACATTGCCGCCCACGGTGGAATGCCGAGCGAAGGGCATCTGCGCCGAATGTTCGCTGGCTCATTTGCTGCCTCGCAATGCGCCAGCCGCGCCCTCACAAACGCCTGAGCAGGAGAACACTTTCATGGCAGGGCTGGCGCGCATGATCAGGAACACCCCCGCGGCGCACGATCCGGCGGAGACCGAGATACCGAGGCCGCTGGACGATCCGGCGTTCGCCCGCGAGTCGGGCCTGCTGGACGCGTTCCGGCGCCGGCTCGAAGACGTGGAGCGCGAGCGGTCTATCCTCGAGCTTGAACACCATCTTCAGGACCGGCCCGCCAAGAGCGACGGCGAGCTGAGGTGGCGGCTGCGGAAGCTGAAGGCCGAGTGCAGGCCGCCCGCGCCTGCCGCCCCCTCGCCTGTCGAACTGGCTGCGTCAAACCCTGCCATCGCCCGCGGGCTCGCGATCCTGGCCGGCGAGGCAATCGCGCAGGCCCCCGACTTTGCGGCCCGCATGCGCGAATTGGATCAGCAGCGCGGGGATTTGGCCGAGGCGGTCAACGCGCAGACGGAGGTTTGCGACGAGATTGCAGGCGTCCTGGGTCTCAGATTTTCAAAGGAATTGGCGCCGGCCTGGAATGCACTGCAAATCGAAATGTATCGCGCCGCGCAGGAACTCGCCCGCGCCGCTCGCCGAGTCCGTGAATTCCGAGCCCGGATCACGGCTGCCGGCATTCGGCCCCGATCCGACATTTTGGCGATGCCGGCCGTCCGGGCGCCGCTGATGCTCGGCGACGAAACGAGTTGGGATAGCGAAATCAGCTCCTGGCGTCGTCTTTTGGAAACCGGGGGCATCCTATGATGGGCACGGTGGAACAGCTCCGAGCCTGGGGCGCGGAAGTCGAAGCCGAGCTGATCCAGGCGCGGCAGGAGCTGGCGGACGCCGAGGCGGCGCTGGCCGAGGCTCGGACAGCCCGCGACAGCGTTGCAGCCCAGCGCGACGCGCTGCACGAAGGTGTCTCGCCGCTGGGCCGCTCGATGGCCGGCGCGATCCGTGTCCGGCTCGGCCGCGGCGACGAGGATCTGCGCCAAGTGGAGGGAGCAGTCGCGCGGGCGGCGGGCGTGGCGGACAATGCCGCGGTCAAGGTTGCCGATTTGCAAGAGGCTCTCGCGCAAATTTCGAAACTGTTAGCGCCACCTGGGCCGGTCGATGAGCCGGTCGAGGCGGTGCAATGAATGCGGCGCGGCTTGTGCTCATGTCGCGTCGCGGGCCGGCTGGGTGTGGTTTGGATGGCTCCTTTCCTACAGCCAGTCGGCCTTTCTTTCCGAAAGGGATATGACAGTGCCGACTTATCGCGATTTCAGCCGCACCATCCGTAACACCGCGCCGCGCTGGCCGGTCAAATTCCTCGGCGGCGTTACTGATCGGCAGGTTAAAGTGATCGCCAGCGATTCGACGCCGGATCGGTATGGCGACATATTGGTTGCGGCCGGCGTGCGGCTGGACAACTTTCGGCGCAACCCGATCGTGCTCGCGCAGCACGATGCAGACCAGCCCATCGCGCAGTGCGCGAGCATTGCCATCAACGGCGACGCGGTAGTTGCGCTGATAGAATTCCCGCCAGCCGGCACGGCTTCGCTCTCGGACGAATATTTGGCGTTGTTGAAGGCGGGCATCGTTTCGGCCGTGAGTGTCGGTTTCCTGCCGATTTCCTGGGAGCCGATCCCCACCGGGCGCCGTTATAACGCTTGGGAAATGGTTGAGCTGAGTGTCGTGAGCGTGCCGGCAAATCCTAACGCATTGGTAACGGAGCGCGCCTTCGCTGGCATGCGCAGCCGGGCCGCCGACCTGCGGAAGGCCGCGGCGATCAAGGCGCGGCTGCAAAGCCCTGCGCTCCGGGTGCCATGCTGGGACGATGGGGCCGCCGCCGACCCGGCTGTGGAAGCCGAGGCTGCAAAACGGCGCGACTATGCGGCTCGCGTCGCTGCCGCGACGGCCTGGCCGCAGTGGTGGTAACTCACCGAGGCCGCTCTGCTCCGCGGATGGTGCTGACCCGGGCAGAGTTGGCGCTGAAGCTGGAGCCAATGCTCGCCGAAAAGGCCAAAGCTAACCTAGTTGCGGCCGGAGCATCTCATGCTGGA